TAAAAACAACTTCTCTTGTGCTTATAGTTATACGTTTTGATAAACCACCTATACATGCTTTAGGTTTTTTAGATGATAATATTTTTCTACAACTCATAATCAAATATATCCATTTGCATCTACTATTTTATTGAATGAATAAATTAATTTGCTAGTAGCTGGTAATGTTTCTAAAATATATGTTTGATTTGAATAATCTATATCGCAATCACCTCTATTTTCATACATAAAAGCAACATGCACCTTAATTGCGTTAATTATATCTGCAGGTATAGAACTTGCTGTATCACCATAACCTGTTTTAAATGTTATTTTTATGGCTTCTGGATGATCGTCATAACTTTCTGGAATTAATATTCTATATATTTTTCCGTATATTCCAAAATTTTGTACTATATAATTATCTGAATCTAATGTCTTATCTACTGAATCTTTTAGATACTCAATACTTATTAAGCTTTGAAACTTGCCTTTTCTAAGTGTTAAATCTCCAATTATACTGTTTCTATAATTTATATAAGTTGTTGTTAATAAATCTCTGTTCATTATTTTTTCGGCTATTGTTACAGCTGCGTTTATAATTGCAGTTATTAAATCATCATCGGTTGTATCTTCAACCTTTAAATAAAGTTTCATGTCTGCTAATGAAATTACATCAGCTGAAACTTTATCACTTTGATAGTAAACATTAGTAAGTAATGACATCTTAAATACCTCAAAAGAATTATATCATATTAAAAAAGCGATAGGAAAATTAATTCCTACCGCCTCTTTATAATTTTAGTCTAACAAGTTTTTAAACTGTTGGACAATGTTTTGCTTTACTCTTGAATGCTATTCCTGCAACGTCCATTGTTGGAGCGCCTGTAGTTCCAAACTTAGCCCTTACATATCGTTTGTAACCAACATAACCTAGATGAATTACTTGTGTTCCTGTTGCACTTGCTGATAGTGTCGCTGTACCTATAACATTAGTTGAGTCTACAGCTTCCTCATCAGTCATTAAAGCTGCGTCGCCTTCATAAAGTGTAACCGTCACAGGTGCGCCTGTTGTAACTTCAAGATTGAAACATAAATCCAAAGATTCATGATCTTGAGTATCAATTGTTTCTCCAGTTACAGATCCTGAAGCTGCTATAGCTTGGACATCAAGACAGCTTTCAATATCTGATCTACTTCTTAAATCGTACATATTATTTCCTCCCTCTTATTCTTGAACTTGTAATAGTTTAAATGCTTCTGCAATACCTACTTGACCAGTAAGATATCTAATCCATGTCATTTCTACTACTGCGCTTGTTTTTCTTGTATAATCATCCCTAATCATCATAAGACCAACAGCGTCAAGTATATAATAACCATAGAAAAAGTTTCCAATTCCTAATGCATATGCTGAAGCTGCAACATTAGGCATAGAAGGAAGGATAACAAAAGGGATTCCAGCGATATTGTTTGGCATACCTTCGCCGCCTATTCTCCATAAGAAATTACCATTTTCGTCTTGTTCTGCTCTTAGATCATAAAGTGTTTTCTGGTTCATGAAAAATCTTGCTTGTGGTAAATAACCATTTTTCAAATTTCCTGGTAATGCTACAACATCAGTTAATGAAAGTGTTTCACTTGTTGCTGTTTCAATTACATTACTAGCTAAAACATCGGCATTTGTTAAAATACCTTCTGGATTTTTAACACCGTTTCCACTTAAGAAGCCTTGACCTTCACCAATAGCGAATGCCATTGCTGCGTCTTTACTCATTTGTTGAATCATATCATAATTTGCAAAATTAATTTGATCCCAAGTGATAGGAGTATTTATGTGTTGTCTATAAGCTGTCATTTGTTCTAGTCTATAACCAGATTGAGAATTAGGAACTGTTTCTAGTTCGCCTTCAAATGTTGCAGTAGGTAAACTTGTTCTGATAGGAACTTCTAATGTTTTTACCTTACTTGAAAATACTCTTGCCAATGGTCTAATTGGATCAAGCTCTTCAACTTCTTCTAAGATCTGAGTGTAAAGCTCAACGGGTACTAAATAGCCACCCTGTGAACCTACATCAGTTCGTAATGTTTTTATCTGTTCAGGTGTAAAAGCTGAGTCGCCTTCTTTTACGTAAAGTTCTAATGCTTTGTAATGATCTCCTGTGAGATACATTTTTTTATCTGTAACACCTTTTGAAGTTTTAATAAGATCAAGTTCTAGTTCCTTGATTCTTGTCATAAGCTCGTCTTGTTTTTTTACATGTTCTGTTGATTTAAGCATATCGTTAAAATCTTCAATTGCTTGTTCTTTTGTTTTAATTTCATTTGCTGCTTTATCTTCTTTTAATAAAGCTTTTTGAAATTCAGCATCTTTTGCTTTTAGATCTGCTTCAATCTTTTTAATTTTAAGTTTAGTTTCTGCTTCTAAAGACTTGAATTTTTCATCATATGTATCTTTATCAGAATTTGATTTTTTAATTTCAGCCTGTAAGTCCGCTAAAATTTTATTCGATTTATCAAGATCTTCTTTTGTTATTTCTGGCATTTTAAACCTCCATTTTTAATTGTTTTACGCCTTGTAAAAATTTATTCAATTCACTATCAATATCGCATTGATTTATTTGTTCATCCCGAACAAATGTTTTTATCTTACTAATTATTATAGCAGATTTTTTATTACTTATTCCAATATTTTTTAAGTACCGTTCTAAGTCTCGTATATTTTTTGATTCTTCTAACTCTTTGTCGAAGTCTTTATAGTCGCTGATAACTGCCTCCGCATTTGCTGGAATTGTTACAAGACTCACTTCATATAGTTTTACTTTTTTAATATAAGTTATATTTGTTTCCCTATCGTATTCATCCATTATTATTGAAAAACCTATGGACATTGTTCTTACAGATCCAACTTCAACTTGTGGTTTAACACGACCTTTTACAAAATCGTCTCCTAAAGGCATTTTAGCTTCTAAATATAGACCTTTTTCGTTTTCATATATTGTTATAAAAACACCTATAGGCTCTGACATTTTGTGCTGCCACAAAAAAATTGGAGTTAATTCTTTTAGACTTTCTTCAAAACAACCTTTAACCATTACCTCTTTTTGTCGATCTACATTTCCAAAAGTTGATCCAAACCCCTTTATTATAAAATATTTATTATCATTTTCAGTAACTTGTTTTGTATCTACAATATCAAATGATACAACTTTATGTTTCATTATTAAGCCTCCATTAAATTAAATATCTATTTCTAAAGTTATTTTAATTTTTTTACCATGTATTCGTCCATGACATGATTTACATAAACCAATTAGATTATATAGATTATTGTTTTTTTTATTATTATCTAAATGATGAACATCTTCTATATCGTTTACTTTACAAATAGCACATTTAATTTGTGAACTATTCTCTTCAAATAATACTTTGTGTACATATTTTTTATTTTTATTATAAACTAAATAACCACCATAATCACTTATACCTGTTTTAAATGTCTTATTGTTTTCGCCTTTATTGCTTTCTGTATAACAAAGATGAGAACAATATTTTTGTAAAACATAATATCTTTTAAATTCTTTTCCACATCTTTTGCATTTATTTATACTTTTTTCTTTTAAATAACTTTTCCAACATTTAGAATTACAAAATTTAAATCTTTTTTCTTTTGCTAGAAAACTTTTTCCACAATATTTACATATTTTTTCATATGCCATAAAAAATAAATCCTCCATAATAATAATATCATAACTTTAACTTAGCACTGTCATAAAGTAACTACAACGACAGTTAACTACGTTTTTAACACTTGCCCCGTGAGCTGTATCGCCTGGAAATTCTAACTGTTCTCCATCTACTAAGAATAAACCATCAACAGGTTGTAATTGTCCATGAGCCGATGCATGAGCTGGTCTTGTACTTCCATCAAGTACAGAGGTCCATCTTTTTCGTGTTGTTTTTCCTTGTCTTTCAAAATCTTTTATAACGCTGTTAGCTGATAACTGTTTTGTTTTTTGTAAAACGTTTTGTGTTTCTGTTACCGCAATAGTGCTTGATCTGTTGTTAAGTCTTTGATTAAAGTTGTCCATTATTAAACTATTCTTTTCGGCTTTTGTTAACTTCAATCCGTTATCACGTATTAGCTTTTCAATCTTTACTTGGCTTCTTATAAAATCGTCTTTAGTTGTTTGTAAAATAGTTGCTGATTGTGTTATTTTCCTTTGCTCTGCATATACTTTCATTTGTTGCTTAACTTCATTAGCTCTAAAGTTAATCTCTTGTTTTGACACTACGCTGTTTATTATTTTATCATTTCTAAAGTAATCAATACCTGTATCTATAGATTGTTTATAACTGGCTTCTAGTATGCTTTCTAATTGTGTTCCAAATAATGCGTCTATATCAATGATTTTTTTTTTAAGCTCTTTACTAGATAAGACTAAAGAATAAGCATCTGTTATTGAATCAAATAGCCTATCTAATTTATTTTCAAGACTAATTTCAATTAGAATTTTATCTTTTAGCTCAACAAATACTTTTTCGTATTCTTCCTGTATTGACTCACTGAATATCATAGATTTCTTTTGCCTTTTCCATGGCTTTATTCTCGTCCATACCTGATTTAATTAAAACATTTACAAATCTTTTTACTTCTGGATTGTTTTGTTTAATATCAGTACCAACTGGAACTAAATTACTTTGTTGATAAAGCAAACTATTTTCTTTGCCTAGTTCACCTTCACCTACCATTAATCTTATCTCGTTGTTAGTGTAAACACCTATATCTTTTTTAGTCTTTACCTCTTCTAACATTCTTTGTTGTAGTACTTCTATACTGGTTGGATCATAGGTTATTATTTCATTAGGTTTCAATACTTTTTTACTTTGGAAAAAACTTGTAAATTTTCTCATTATATCTTTGTATTCTGGCAATACAGCTCTTATATATAAATCATAAATTGATAATTGATAGTTAGAATACTTTTGAGCCTCTTCACTCCATAATGGGCCAGGTATTTGAAAACGACCGTAAATAACTTTTCTTACTGTTGATAATGTTTTTTCATATTCCATATCTTTGTTAGTCATTTGTATAGGTCTGAACTCAATGGTTTTGCCCTGACTAACAAGATATTTACCAGCATTACTACTACCTGTAAAATATGTTCTTATGTCTTGTTTAAACTGGTCAATTGATTCAACTGATGAGTCAACATTAAATACACCATTTAAATTAACTCCATTCATTAACAATGACATGTTGTGATTGTTGCCTTGATTCATTATCTCTAATTCATAAAAAATACTGCTTAATTTACTTCCTGCCATGTAGCCGTCTGTTGTAGAGTAGTTTACAAAATCTCTTACATGTAATAATTCAGTAAAATTATCTGCTGTGTATCTACCCGTTTTTTTATCATAAACATAATTATTATTTAAAAATAGTAATGCATTTGGATTGCTTGCGTTTATATGTATACTCTCGCTTGATCCTGTCATGTTTATTGCTGTAGATGGTTGTAAATATAATTCTGATGGTATAAATTTACTATTCCCTAAAGCAACAATAAAAGCATTTGCAGTTAATAACTTGTATTTAGTTATTGAATCAATAAAGTCACCATAGTCATTCATTGGATTAGGTTTGTGTAATAGTTTTAGTACTTCGTGTTTATAAGAGTATTCTTTACCATCAAATACAACAGGAATTATGTTTTTAACTTCTTTAACAATTGTGTCAACAGCATCTGCTACAGCTGAATTTTTATCATATAACTGCATCGCAAGACTTGATGTTACAAAATGATATCCCTTTCCTTGCATATATTCAACAAATTCTGACATGCTAAATTCTGTTCTATTTTGTGCCGAATCGACATTAGATAACGTTTTTGTATTTATCAAGCTAGTATAACTCAATGATAAGCTCCTAGTGTGTTTTTTTAAATATTATATCATAGTTGAATTTATACAAATGAATAATAATTTTGCTGTTTTGGTTTGTAATAACAAAGCAACATAGAATCCGCATAGTCACAAGAATGACCTTCACGTTTTTTATAATCATCTTTTGATTCTATTGCTAATCGTCCTTTTTTATCTATTTTATACTTTCTTCTAGTCGTTTCTCTTTTTAATCTATCAATATTTATTAATGAAATTGTTTTTATCATGTCATTAAATTCATGCCACATTTCACTTATTAAATTACTATATCTATCTTTATCTTTTGCTAACTCTCCAAAATTTAATCCTATTGCATTATAACCATCAGCTTTTAGTTGATCGTAAACTCCGGGCATATATCCAAGATCTACTTTTATAACATCAGTTTTATTTCCTACTTGATGTTTTACCCAAGCAACAATTTGAGGACCATTTAATTTATTTTTTTCTTTTTGATATTTCATTACAAGACCTTTTCTTTTTGTTAATACTGTTTGATCGTCTCCATAGCGTGCTAAATCAAGTCCGTATTCTGTTGCGCCATCATCAGGTACAAGCCTTTCTGTTGCTGCGTAAAAATCTTCTAATGAAATTAAAGTATCATCGCCCTCTTGTCTTAGTTCTCCTTCGTATATATTGAGATACTTTTTATAATTAGTTTCTTTCATTCTTAACGCTTGATCTATTAACTTTTGACTTACATATGGATTTTGCCATAGAGTTGTATGTAAATAAAATGTATCTGTTCTACGTTTAATCATAAACTCTTGCCAGATGGGGTCAGTTTCAAACATTGGATTAAATGTAAATAAAGCTCGTGAGCCTTTTTCTCTTATTGTTGGTAATAATAAATCTAAACTGTCTTGACTTATTTTATCGGCTTCTTCAAACCAGACTTTCGTAATTCCTGGAATTGATTTTATCTTGGCTATATTTCTATACATACCTGCAAAGATAAAAACTGAGCCCGTTTTTGTATTAAAAATACGGTCCTTTTGAACTATGTAATTAGGTATCTTGTAACTCTCAATACAATCTTTTAATAAAGCATATACAGAATCATCTATTGAATTTTGAATTTCTCTTAAACAAAGTACCTTTTCTTTTTTCAATGAAGCTTCTATCAAACAACTCAAAGCGCCTGCAGACATAGACTTACCACTTCCACGACCACCAGTTATCATGTAGTAATAGTAATCATTAAGCTTTGTATAATAGTCTTTATACGCATCAGGAAGTTTAATGTTTAATTCAGACATAAACTATACACGGTTTATAGTCATGTTTTTTACCAGTGTTCTGCTCCCGTAGAAAGTTAACAAAATAAGTTGCTGTAAATTTTTTATATTATTCTTGTTTATTTTCATCTTTTACCTCAACTTTTTCGTCAACTTTTTCCACTTTATCAACAAATTCAAGCGTAATCTTATTAATATCCTTATCACCTGATTCAAAATTCATATTGTCGGTCTTTGGCGTCATGTCCATAAGCTTCATTAATAATTTCATCTTACTTTCGCTATTTAGCTTTGATTTGTCTGATATTAATTGTTGATGTATTATCTTTGATGCTTGTTCCCAGAAATTAACAGTACGACCATCTGGCAATTTAACATCCATTATTTCTTCAAATATGCTTTGTCTTAATCGCTTCCATTCCCAAGACTTCTTTTGTCCTTTACTCTTAGCTTCAGGACTAGGTTGATTCTCACTTGTGAAACGATTTGGCTTTCCAATTTCTTCAAAGTTTTTGTCTCTTTCTTCTAAAGTCATTTTACTCATAATAAATCCCGATAGTTTCCCGTTCTTTTACTTGATTTATATTTACATTATACCATACTTTAATATATTAGTTACTTCCAAAGTAAGTATTAACATTTTCACCATAAATAACTCTTTTTACTGTATTTATACCAGCTAAATAGTTCTGTCCTAACTCAAACATCTTTTTCTTGTTTTTATTTACACATAATTGTAGTTGTTCTTCTGTGTCTTTTTCAAGTTTTTCTACTTTTTTCATAAGTTTTCTTTTATACAAACTTACTGTTATTAAGTTAGATACAAGTAAAGCTAAAATTAAAATTGGTAATAACATAATCATTCTCCTTTTTCATATTCATTTGTTATATCTTCACTATTTCTTTTTACGTTCCATTCTATTTTATTGGCTTTACAATAATCAACATACCTTTGTACTATCACATCACAGTAATGTTCATCTAGTTCCATTCCATAGCATTTTCTGTCTGTTTTTTCGCAAGCGATTAGTGTTGATCCTGATCCAAGAAACAAATCTAATACACTCTTAAACTCTGCTTTATAATAGTCAAAGCACCATTCTGCTAGTGCTACTGGTTTTTGTGTTGGGTGAACTCTCTTTTGGTTTCTTTCACTATCTTTATTAAATCCTTTCCATAGGTGTCTAAATATTCTAATAGAACTCCACTGAGATTTAACCCATGCCATTTCACAATCTGATTGAGTATCTTTCATTTTGTCTTCAACTCTTTTGTCCCAAACCATCCAATTATTACTTTGTGGCAAACTATGGCAATAATAATTAGCACCCCACCAAATTTGTCTGGGAATTTTCAAGGCTTCGCATAAGTTATAAGCATCAACAGCATACTGAACTGTATCATCTTTAAAATCTTTTAAATTGTGGTTTCTTGCTAAACCCGTTTTTCTTGCAGTTCTATCACCCTTTTCATTTATGCCATAAGGAGGATCAGTATAAACTAACTCTATACTTTGACCATCTATAAGCTTTTCAACATCATCAATCATAGTAGAATCACCACACATCAACCTATGTTGTCCAAGCTCGTATATATCACCTTTAACTGTTTTAGGTATTACTTTTTCAGGTACTTCATCGTCGTTAACTGTTTCAAGTTGTTCTGGTTCAATATTTAATTCTTCTAAAGCCATTAATTCTAAATCCATATCAGGCAATTCAATCAAAGTTTCTTTTATTAATTCAATATCTAATACAGAATAGTTTTGAATACTGTTATCTGCTACCATGTCAAGATACTCTTGTTCTTCATTTTCATAATCTTGATAAATAACTGGTACTTTTTCATAATTTAATATTTTTGCAACTTGTAATCTTGCATGACCTACTATTAGTTTATTACTTCTTTTTGATATTGTTAAAGGTCTCCTAAACCCTTGATGTTTTATTATTTTAGTTAATATTTCAATTTGTTTATCTGAATGAATATTAGGATTTTTTTCATTAATTTTAATATCTTCTATATTTACTAAATCAATTTTTTCACATTTATTATTCATCTTTTTTTTCCTTTGGTTTTTCTTCTAAGTAAATTAAAATATCTTTTACTTTATGATTTAAGTTAAAATTCTTTTTAACCTTTTTTACATCATATTGAACAAGCTCTTTAATTTCTGTTTCTTTGGTTTCATCAATTATTAATCCTGAATTTTGAGTAACGAAAATCAATTTATACATTATTTATCCTTTTTAAATACTGAATTTTATTATTAATAACACTATTGAACTTTTTAAAAACACATCAATAAGAGAAACTATCTTTACTAATTTTATATTTTTTACATCAGAAAGTGCCAACTCTATGTCTACAAGTTTAAATACAATAAATGATGTTGTGATTACTTTTGTATATACATCTATTTCTAAAAAATAGAATACTATTGCAAATAGTGTAATTAATATTTCCTGAAATAACTTTAACTTTAATTTTAAATTATCCATCAATAAAACTCCTAAAAAATTCTAGTCTTTGCTTGTTTAAATTTGATAATAAATAGTTGTCTTTTAAGTACTGGTAATTATTATCATATTCCTCTTTTATTCTCTCGTCTTTATTTCTAATCATATCCATTACAATATTAGTTTTATTTAAAAATGTTTTTTTATTAATAAAGAATTCCTCTTTGCTATTCCATTTCCATTCTTCACCCTGTGGATTCATAACAACAGCACCAGCATAGGTCATTTCTATTTTATAGATATTAGACTTAGCATGATTGAAAGGTATATCTAGTAAAGGGTAAAAGCCTAAACTCGGTTCAAGATCTCTTATGGCTTTCATGTAATAAATAGGGTCCATCGTTTCTTTGTAGATTACGTTTTGCATTTTTGACATTTCTTTAAATGGTATAAATCCAATAAATATGAAAGTGAAATCTTGATTGTCTTTTATTAATTTAAGAAGATCATTTTTGTAAGGTTCAAAATCTACGTTATGAGTATTAGAACCACGCCAGAGAATACTTTTATTATAATTACTAAATTTGTTTTCTAGTTTAAACAAATAGTCATTAAATCCATTGTTTACAACACAAGTTTTAGTCTCTGGCTTTATGTATCTAAATTCATTTAATGAATTTAACATATAATCAGTGGATAATATAAAACCGTCTACACTTTGAATTATATCTTTATACATTTTTTTATAATCAACATCTTTGTTTGCTAAGTGAAAAGGATTTGCTTTAGGTACTGATGAAAGTAAATCATCATGATCTATAACAACTTTTTTATTATTGTTTTTGCAAATCTCAATTACTTGTTGTGCGTTTTCTGTATGAGGTCTTTGATAAAAGACTAAATCTATGTTTGCCAAATCAGCCCAACTTAATTTTTCTCTTTCCACTATCTCAATGCTTCTATCTAATTTACAAAGTTCGTTAATAGGTAAAACTCCACGGTAAAAACTAGTTGAATCTCCACGCCTTGAATATAGGCTTAATATCCTCATTTTAAATACACCTTTCTATTGTTTTAAATAAGAAATTAGTTTCTTTTGTTTCTTCTGTTATTTCATTAACTATTGTTAAAGATAAATTATTGTTGATAACATAACAAACATACCCAATTTCTTTTAACTTGCTTAGAACTTCGTTTGGATTGTACTCAAATTTTCGTGACCACTTTCTTAGTAATTCAATATACAAAACAGGTTTAAATTTCTTTATTGTTTCTATTCCGCCATTAACAACAAGCTTTTCAGCACCTTCTACATCTATCTTTATAAAGTCTAATCTTTGTAATTTATTCATACTAACTATATTATCTATTGTATTAAATTCAGTACTTACTTCTTTGTAAAAATCATGATCTTGTATTTTTTTCAATGATGATGCTCCGAATCTTTGAGTATCAACATAAAAGTTTTCTTTTGATTCTTTATCAGATAAGCCTATATTAAATATTTTAGATCTATTTAATATTCTGTTTGTTTTCTCATTGTTTAATCTTATGTTTCTATAAAGCTTTTTATAAGTCTCTCGAAATGGTTCAAATGAGTATACAATTGTATTTTTAAACTTTTTAAGCCAATGTATTGAGTACCACCCAGAATTTGCACCTACATCAAATATGACATCATCTTCTTTAATGATTTTTAATAAATATTTAGTTTCTTTTAAATCATAAAAACCAAATGACAAATGAGTAAATGGTACTGATGAAATATCATGTTTTGAACATGTCATTTTTATGTCTATACCATTACTAACAAAGGTAAATATTACATCGTCTTCTGTAATTATTATATTCTTACAATTGGTATTTTTTATATAGTCTCTGTAATCATATAAAACTCTATGTGTTTTATTCATTTCAGTAAACATTTCAATTTTATTAATTTTACCGCTAATAAAATCTTTTTTAACCTGTGTAAACATAGTTTTTTACTCCTCTTGTTTAAAGCTTTTAATTGTTCTATGAAACGCCTCGAGTGTTCCTATCGCTGGATCAAAACCTAGTTGTCTTAATGGTTCAATATCTAAACTTTCTTTTATTGTAGCTTTTTCATCAAATCCTTCTACAAACTCAATATCGCAATATATTAAACTAAGTTCTAAAGCTAAGCCGTGCAGTGTAGTTTTGTTTTTTGGATTACCTATATTATAAACTTCTCCAGATGTTCCTTTTAATAAAGTTCTAAAAATTCCATCTAATGCATCAGTTATATAAGTAAAGGTTCTTACTGAGCTTGGGTTTTCAATATTAATTTGTTCATTGTTCAAAATTTGTTTAACTATATAAGCAAATATTCTTTTATCTTTTTCAAGTCTCATTGTTGGTCCAAATGTATGATCTAATCTAACTGAATAAGTAGGTATATTATATTGATCTGAATAATACCTTAAAAGCCTTTCTGTTGATCTTTTTGCTTCACCATAACAATTAACTGGATTTAAAGCTTCTCCTGAACTTAAAAACATAAATCCTTTTAAATCGTTATTACCTTTTATTTTTTCAATTAATCTGTTTGTTTCAATTACATTACACTTAAAAACATCTACAGGATTAACAAATAACTCACTACTAGCAGGGCTTGCAGCATGTATAATATAATCTATGTCTTGATATATTAATTCTGATTCTTTTGTTATTACTATTGCATTTATATATTCAAGAAATAACTTAATAAATCGCCCTATCATTCCAGTTGAACCAGTTAAATAAAATATTTTACCCTTAAATTGGCTATAATCTAAATCAGAATCTAATATATTATGTATATCTTCTTGTATTATTTTATTCATATTAATCTCTCCTTGGTGGTCTTGGTCTAGGTGATGAAATTGGTTTTGGTGGTCTTTTGTGTTCAACTCTTAATTCACAAGGTGTATAACCAGAAAAAGGATCATTACAAAAATTCTTTAAATCTATTAATTTAAAAAACCAATTTCTTTTTAATAATTCTTGTGGATGATTACAAAATTCATTTTTAAAATAAATACAATTAACTTTAACTTTCATAAATTTTTATAACCTTGTTATATAATCCAATATGATTAATATAATCCTCTATTTCTTTTTGATATGAGTAACTAGAAATTAGAATTGGTATAAATGGATATTTTCTTAATAAACTTATTTCTAGTATCGCTTTATCGTTAAATTGCTTATTTACATAATTTTTGTTTGAATCTACATAACACCATATTTTTGAATTATCATAATATTTACTTAACATTTGCGTATGAGTTCCCACACCCCATACAATTAATTTATCGTTTTCTTTAAATATCTTTTCTATATTCTTTATTAATTTTTTTTCTTTTGTCTTACTTTTGTTTATATAAGTTTTTAATGTTGTTTCTGTAGCTGTATCTCTTAAACACATAAACTCATTATTTACAGAAAGTGAAAACAAACAAGGATCTACTGATTGATTAACTGTATTTAACTCATTTGATTGACATAGCTTTTCTAGTTTATGCTTTTTAATTAAATTATTTAGTGACCAGTGACTAAAATAATTTATGTGTTCAATACTAAATTGTTGAAAAGGTGTAAATAGGTTGTCTTTAAATCTTGTACATAAAGGAACTTCAATAAATAATAAACCTCTTGGATTTAAATAACTTACTATTTTTTCCATAGATTTATCCAGATCAACTAAGTGTTCTAAAACAGATGAAAGTATTATTAAATCAAACTTAGTTCTAAGTTTCAAACTGTCTATTGTTGAACATATGGCATTTATTCCTTTTGATTTAACTTTTTCAACTGCTTTTTTAGATGGATCTATACCTACAATATTATTAAAACCATTTTCTTTAAAAAGTGTTAAAAGTCCGCCTGTTGAACATCCTATATCTAATATTCTTGAGTCTTTATTTTTAAGTCTTATATAATCAAATATCTTTTGATTATGTTCTTGATTTGTATAATCAACATCATACTTTGACATGTTTTTATAATACTTGTTAAACTTTCTCTGACTTGGTAGATTATCAGCATAACCAAAACCGCAATCACTGCAAACTACAACATCATAACTTTTGATTATTGATATTTTGTTTTCTACAAAGTTTTGAGAATACATTATTTTCTTGTACTTGCTTCCACAAATTTGACACTTTCTAGTCATAAATACACCTTTTCCATAATATTTTTACATAAATTATCTTCGTCGTGCATTCTGTATTTAATAATATTGCATTCTTTACATGTTTTATTTTTATTTGAGTTAATTAATTTTTTTCTAAAGTTGTTTAATTTTTTACCATTCCATACATCATAAAATGATTCGCTTTTCAGATTACCAATTATTTCTGGATATTCAAAAGAATAACAAGGAACAACAGCCATGTCTGGATTTATCTGTAAATGAAAAAATGGTTGTGGACAAATATTCACTTCCTTTAATTCGTGTCCAAATTGAGTTGTATCACGTTCTTTTAATTCCACACCTTGATGTATAGGTACAGTAGTTTCAATTGCTATATAGTCGCAAATATCACCAAATAATGTGTAGAAATTCTTTTTATCTATCTGGTCTGGTAGAACTGAATCAACTGCCTTAATATAAATGTCACATTGTTTTTTAGCTCTGTATAAAAATCTTAAATTATTTATGAACCATTCAAAATCTATTCTATTCAAACTTAAACCACAATTTTTATTGTATTGTTGTGTTGTTAAGCCTTGAATTGAAATAACTATTCTATCTAAACCACTGCCAATTAATTCTAATGTTTTAAATCTTGATAATAAATAACCATTAGTTATTAGCTCGATCTTTTCACAAACATTGCTTTTTTTTGTGTAAGCAATCATTTTATGTAATTCATTATGGAGTAACGGTTCTCCAATACCAACAAATCTAATTACTTTAATCTTGTTCTTAAACTTTTTCATATCGTTTATTGATTTAACAAAGTCTTTAAATTCCATTTTAACTTGATTAGATATAAAATGACGATCAATAACAGGTATTTGGAAAACGCAATAATTACATTTAAAATTACAACTATAAATAGGAAAAATTTGAACAACAAGCGGAGCTTCCAAAGGTAATAAATCAATTAGTTTTTGTCTTTTAGTTGGTTGTTTACCTGTTAAGTTAATAGCTATCATTCAAAATCACCTTTTTCAAAAACATCTTTATAGTTCATTGGTAACTCGTTTTTATAAATCTTATTAACTAAGTATTTATTAATAAACTTTCTATCCTCAGCAAGAAAACAAGTATGACCTTTAAACGGTTTACATTTCATTATTCTTTCAAGTATTGGTTTTAATGGTTCTTTAAAAAGATTACCCATTGAACAATGAAAATATGGACAAATTAAAACGTCGCCTTGTTGTGTTATAGAAAATATATTACTACCAGCTGGACAACCTAAATCTAAATCATAAGCACTTGTAAGATGAGTAAAAACTTTATGTTCTTTTTCAAGTGATTTCATAAATAAAAGATCTTGTTTATCCATTAAACCGTCAAATTGATTTGTAAAAGCTCCAACAGGTTTCGCAAATGAAACAAAAACACTCACACCTTTTTTATTAAAAAACTTCAAATAATTTATAAATTCTTCTGAATAAAGTCTTTGTTTTGTAACTACTGTTTGCATAAACATTTCTATATCGTTATTTAATACATGGTCGACCGCTGCCATTGTTCTTTTAAATGAGCCTACAGCGTCTCTAAAATCATCGTGGTCATGTTCATTTAAACTATCTAAACTTAGCTGTATTCTGTCAATACCAATATCTTTTATATGTTTAGCTTTTTCGTCGTCTAAATACCAACCATTTGAGTCAATATTAATGTAAAATTTATCTGGATTAATTGCTTTAACTAAATCATCTAAATCATGGAATATTAATGGCTCTCCACCTGATATAGTTGTTCTTGCTAGTCCTAAGTTATCAGCTTGACTATAAATATTTTTTACATCTTCTATTGATAAACTCTTGTCTTTTTTATATCTAAAGTCTTTTATTGAACAATGTTTGCAATGAAAATTACAAATATACTTATATTGAAGTTGTATAATTCCAATACTTTCGTTTCGTTCTATCTTTTCTTTAAACTTAATAACCTTTTCATAAACTTTAGGCTTGTTTAATTTTAATTTGTTTCTTCTGTCGTCTTGATTGCTCATATACTTGACTCCTTTTTTTGATCTGGATTTATAATAACTTCTATTAATGATGGTCGAGTTAAATCATGGTTAAATATCTTTTCTAGTTTTGTTAAATCATTACATAATTCATAATCCATAAAATACGTTATAGATAAGTCTAACAAAGGCGGGAATGTTAATTGTTCAACTAGATCATTGTTAAAAAACTTTTGATGTGTGTTTCTTATTGAAGCATAACCATTGTTATTCAAAACAAATATTAATATATTTAAATTTAATCTGGTAATAGTTTGTAGCTCTTGAATATTATGCTGCAAACTTCCATCACCTTCAATACATATAACTGGTCTATTACTAGCTATTGATGCGCCTATTGCATGAGGTATAGCAAACCCCATAGAACCAAGCCCAGGATTACATATAATTCTTTGCCCTTTTTTAACTTTCCATGCTTGTTGTGTTATCTCAGATGCAAAACCTGAACTAGATGGAACTATTACATGATCTTTAGTTGCAAGATCAGATACCTTGTTTATAAAATCGTATAAGTTCATTTACAAAGCTCCCTTGCTTTTTCAATTAATCCTAAATGTTCATTATCTTGATCTTGAGTTGCACATAAATAATAATATTCATTAAAAGAAGTTAAAAATTCTTTTATATCTCTACAAATTTTTAATTCACCAAAAGAAAGTTTATCAAGTTCATTTTGATCTATATCTATTATTATTTTTTTTGCATTAGATGTATATTGTTCTGGATGCCAAGATGTTTGCATTAAGTCCATTCTTGCACCAATACATATAATTAAATCTGCTTTATCTTCAATTAATTTTGCATTTTTATTATTTAATAATCCTGGTCTACCAAAATATAAATGATGATTTTCTGATATTAAATCTATACCTCTCCATGTTGTTAATACTGGAATATGTAATAAATTTATTAGTCTTTCAAATTCATTAATAGCATTAGATGCTCTTACTCCATGACCAGCTAATATTATAGGAAATTTACTAGAGTATAAATAATGAAACATTAATTGATTTACATCACCCATTTACTAATTCTTTTTGTATATCTATTGGAATTTCTAGCCAAACAGGAGCTTTACGACCTGTTGTTGCTTTCTCTATAAGTATTGGCAAAAGTTTGTCTATAGTTGGATATTTTCTTAACATAACACCTGATTTTGTTATTTCTTCAATAATTGATCTAGTATCAATTTCACCAACACCTTTTGATCTAATATCTTTATGTTCTTTTATATCTTGAGTTTTACATTGACCTGAAATTATAAGCAAAGGAGTTGAATCAATATAACTTGCTGCAACTCCTGTAAGACAATTTAAAGCGCCAGCGCCATTTGTTACTATTACAACACCTAATTCATTTTTATACTGTGCGTAAGCATCTGCAGCTATAACAGCCGATTGTTCGTGTAACATGTGTATGAATTTTATATTTTTATTCTTGTTTACAGCGTCGATTAAATACATACACATACCGCCAGAAACACCAAATATATGAGTGACGCCTATTTCTGATAAATAATTAACTATAAATTCAGCTACAGTCATTCAAAATCCTCATATTGACCATATATTAAACCTTTTGCTCTAGTCACTATTGAATCTTTTATTTTATATAAATATTTTTTTATCTTATTTTTTATATCACTTAATACTATTTCATTTTTATTGATTATTCTTTCGTTGTCTTTAACATGTTCTAAGTTAATATAATATTCATCTTCTTTAATAAAACTAAATCCTTGAAGAATTTTATTTATTTTATTCCCCTTTTTTCCTATTAAAGTTAAACTTATTCTTTCTTGATAACATGCACCTGTACAAGATAGCGTTTCAGTTAAATTTAAATTTAATTCAACATTATCTTCAAAATCTACATATTTTCCATTATAAAATATCATGTTATTTCACCATCTAACCAAGATCTTTTAAATGTCATTTTTGTTTTTCTGTTTGGGTTGTTTATTATCCTTTCATCATCATAATAAGAATCACCTTCAATACTTGTTGTTGATATTTCTTCAAATACACATCCATTACAAGCAGTAAAGAAATGTACTTTCTTTCTTTCTACAATGACTAAATTATCATCTGTTGGATTTGTTGTTCTAATTTCTCCATTTATATTTGTAGTTAAATCACCATATAAAACATGAAACGTCTCATCTTTTTGAATATGATAATGATCAGGATGTATTTGATTAGGTAATATAACTATTATTTTCTTTGCATATTCTCTATTTAAAATATTAAATATTGCAGCTCCGTATTCTTTATATCTGCTAATTCCGTAATGATGTGATAATTCCATGTCGCAATTATCAGGTATAGCAACTTTACTATTTTTTATTATTGGTACAATTTGTTTAATTATATCTAAAACATCTTGTCTTTTATTATTACAATCAATCATATTTTTAGTTACTTGTAAGTTTTTACCAATTTCATATTTAACTTTATATTCTTTATACTTCGATAAATCACTTGTAGTTAAATGCTGAGTTCCTTGAACTGGCATGGCAAGAAACGTATTTTCTTTTGTTAATATATCACCAGCTTTTAAATCTTCTTTTGCATAAACACCACGTTGCAAGTTTCTTATTGTTTGTTTTTGAGTTTCTGGGATTTCGTATCTTCTAGTTTCGTATCCACTTAATAATATAGAATTTTTATAGTTTTCAAGTAATACTTTAAGTTCAATTGGACTTATTGAGTATTTATTACCATCATTTAATTTTATATGAACCTCTAAAATGTTTGCTCTTATATCAAATGAACCATGTTCTATATGTGATGAATAACCAATTGATATATCTTTATATCTATTTTTTAAAAACTCTATTTGACCTAATTGACCATTTTCCCACTGTGTAGGATATTCAGGCACACAATGAAGCAAAGCAAATTCTTTTTTACGATGTTTCATGAAACTAACAAAGTTATCTATATCTAATAATTCAGCTGCTCCTGTACTAGCTATAATATGCTTGTTTGTTACAGCAATCTTTTCTATTAAGGACCAATCAGTAAATGAACAACTTGCAATTTTAATTATGTCATAATTATGTTCAATAATTTTATCAACACTATTTTCATCAAAAGGAGTACAAATAGAAATAAATCCACATTCTTTTATATAGTCTTTTATTTCTTTGAATCGTTCCCATGATAAACGAGTATCGTTAAATCGTTTTATATATTTGAAATCTACATTGTGTTTAAAATAAGGATGTATAAATGTATCTAAATCTCTATATTGAAGCTTAATTCCAAACTGAAAAGTATCTTTGTATGGTTCGCATTGTTCTTTTGCTATTTTTATTATTTCTTTTGCAAGTTCAACTGACCCGAGATGATTATTTGCACACTCTAAAACTATTAACCTATTAAAATAATTAATCATTTACTTCTCCATTATCAAATTCTTTTTTAAAATCATCATAGTCTTTTAAAAGACCCAAATAATAAGCTTGAATAACTTGTGATATTTTATATACAATTGGAGTAAACATATTTAATGATTTCTTTTGTATATGTAAAACTTCTTTTTCTTTATACCTAAATATGATTACTTTTAATCCATCAGATCTTTTGGCTATTTTAACTTCTGTATTTTTTATTAACTCTTGTAATCTAACATTATTTTTATATGTTGACCTTTTTTTATAATCTGAATTTTCTACTTTTACTTCATAATATCCAATTCTTTCTGCTCCATGAACAATATAGCTATTTTTTGACAATATTTCTAATAATTTTAAATAATCATCTTTTTCTTTTATTTTATAAATTTCCATCAATCATATACTCCTTATTTTCTTTGATTAGCCATTCTTTTAATGAGCCTTGAAAATTACCTAAATGATCGTTTTTCCATTGTCTATATTCATCATGTTTATATGCTTCAAGTCGTCCATCATAATCTTCTAAATAATCGACTAAATAACCAAGTGATCTATTTGTTTTTAACATTATTTTACGTAAGCTAGTTTCTATAAATCCGTAGTACTTTCTAGGCTGATGAAAACCTCCGTTGCTCATAATCCAGTCAATATCAATCATACAACAATTCATCATTTCAATACTAGGGTGAATAATAACATTGTGACCAGCTATAACTTTATTATGACTTAATAGATTATTAAATTTCTTTTCTATTTCTGGATGATACATACAATTATGATTCATTCCGCCGTTTGACATTGCAAGGATTCCTATTTCTGGTTCAGCGTCCATTACTTCATTCATTACAACATCAAAATAATATGATTTAGTTAATGTGTCAGGATCAAAACCAATGTATCTAGTTCCTTTTGGAAACTTGTTATTTTCAAAAAAATGATTAAGCCCCATGTGAGCACCATTGTCGCTAAGACAATCATGTATCTTACATCCGTAAAACTTTGCATATTCAATTATCTTTTCGTGATTCTCTTTATAATTAATCGGATAATGTTTTAATAAAATCCAATGTTCCCAATTTCCAGATCCAAATTTATAAAGATTTTCCATACTGAATTGCAAAATGTCTGCATTACAAAACGCTTGAGTAATTATTAAAGTTTTTTGTGACATCATCATCCTTAATTATCAGACTGTTGCCTTTCTAATTGCTATGATAATTATGAGGCAACAGCCCGAAAAATGGCTCTAATTAAATCGGGTAAAAAAACCAGAGCCAAGATTTTATAAGTATATATATTTTTGTTT